GAAATTGCTTATGCCATAGGGATTTTGCCTCAAACATTCTGCGAAAAGAAAAGTGAGTACACCGAAATATCCGAAGTCTTAGCGCGTGGGCGTGCGACAATCAATGCCACTGTAAGGGCTAAATTCCTTGCAATGGCGCTTGGTGGCATAAAAACCAAAAGCACCGTGGTAAGAAAGCTCCGTGATTCAGAGGGAAATTTGACAGGTGAGGACGAATTACAAGTTAGCGAAAGTGAGTTAGCACCAAATTTGCAAGCAATGTCCGTTTGGCTGTATCACCATGATGAGGATTGGAGAAAGATTGAACGCAAACAAGATGAAGATGCTGATATTCCAACAGACATAGAGCACGGCATCAACATTGATTCTTGGATTAAAAACAAGCTGAAATGATAGTACCTCAAGAAATTTACCATCCATTATATGAGGATAAGGAAAAATTTATAATTCTTATCACCGGTGGGCGTGGTAGCGGAAAGTCTTTCAATGCTTCTACCTTTATTGAGCGGTTGACTTTTGAAATGACTCCCGTAGAGAAGATTGTGCATCAGATTCTTTACACCCGTTACACGATGGTTTCTGCCGGTATGTCTATCATCCCCGAAATGATGGAGAAGATAGATTTGGACGGTACCACGAAATATTTCAAGACCACAAAGACGGATATAGTCAATAAGATGACTAAGAGCCGTATCATGTTCCGGGGTATCAAGACTTCTTCCGGGAACCAGACAGCAAAACTGAAATCCATTCAAGGCATTACGACTTTCGTCTGCGATGAAGCGGAAGAGTGGACAAGCGAAGATGAGTTCGACAAGATAATGCTCTCCATCCGTAAGAAAGGGATTCAGAACCGGATTATCATCATTATGAATCCTTGCGATTCCAATCACTTCATCTACAAGAAATACATCGAAAACACTCATAAACTGGTAGAGATTGATGGTGTGCAGGTTCAGATTTCCACTCATCCGAATGTCCTTCATATCCATACGACATATTTCGACAATATCGAGAACCTTTCTCCTGAGTTTCTGAGAGAAGTCGAGGAGATGAAGGAGAAGAACCCGGAGAAATATGCTCATGTGGTTATCGGTCGTTGGGCTGATGTGGCTGAGGGTGCTGTGTTCAAGAAATGGGGTATTGTGGATGAGTTCCCGATGTGGTGTAAGAGGGTCGGAATTGGGCTGGATTTTGGTTATACTAACGACCCTACAGCAGCTATCCGATGTGGAATCATAGACAATGCGCTATATTTGGACGAAGTGGATTACCGTACAGGTTTACTATCTGGGGATATAATTAAGACTCTCCGTCCGTGGAATCTAAAGGTGATAGCTGACAGTGCAGACCCACGACTTATTCAGGAAATCCATAACGGAGGTATCAAGATTTACCCGGTAGAGAAAGGGCAAGGCTCTATCAATGCCGGTATTGACAAGATGCAGGGAATGGATATTTACATAACCAAGCGTTCTTACAACCTTCAAAGGGAGTACAGAAATTATGTCTGGGCAAAGGATAAGGATGGGAACTATATCAACGAACCGGAAGACCATGACAATCACGGAATAGATGCTGTACGTTACTATGTATTGGGTGAGCTTCTTGGTAAAATTCAGAAGCCGAAAGATTTAACAGGAATATTCACACATTAAAAATATAAACTATGCCATTGAATTTAGAAGAAATATTAGCATTGTCTGACATCGGGCAGAAGATAAACTACCTGAAGAAAGGTAGGAAGACTGAACTTCCCGACTGTTGTAAACTTTGGGACGATTGGAATCCGGAACGCCATGAAATTATGGTTGACAAAAAGAAGTATCCGGACAGAAAGGTCCTTGAAAAAGAAGCTGAGAAACACTTCGATGAAAAAACTGGTAAGACTTATGAAATCGAAGCAAAGTATAAGACTGAACCGGTGAACCGTATTTCCATTCCATTGGAACAAGATATAGTGAACATTCAAACAGCTTTCACGGTCGGCACAGAACCGTCTATGGATTGCACTCCGACTGATGATGATGAAAAGAAGCTGCTGGATGCGGTAAAGGCTGTATTTAAATCCAACAAAATCAAATACCAAAACAAGAAGATTGTCCGTGCCTGGCTCTCCGAACAAGAAGCGGCAGAATATTGGTATGTTACCGATGATGATTCGTTTTGGGCAAAGTTTTGGAAGAAAGTTAAGACTACGTTCGGTGGCAAGGTCAAGCCCACCAAGAAACTGAAAAGCGTGTTATGGTCTCCATTCAGAGGTGATAAGCTATACCCGTTCTTTAACGACGAAGGTAAAATGATTGCTTTCTCACGTGAGTATAAAAAGAAGCTCATGGATGATTCGGAGGTCATCTGCTTTATGACTATCACGGACAAAATGGTTTATCAATGGGATTTGTCTAAAGGATATGAAGAAAGAACTCCTTTTGCTCATGGATTCCCAAAACTACCGGTTCTCTATGCTTATCGTCCTGAACCTTATTGCAAGAAGATAAAGACCTTCCGGGTCCGGTTGGAGAAACTACTATCCAACTATGCCGATTGCATCGATTATCATTTCTTCCCATTGCTGAAGCTAATTGGAGATGTAGAGGGCTTCATGGGTAAGGTTAAGGATAGAATGGTCAAACTCACCGGAGAGGGTGCGGATGCCCAGTATCTGACGTGGAACCAAGTGCCAGATACCGTAAAATTTGAAGCAGAAACACTCACTAATATGGCTTATGATATGTCAAACACTCCAAGAATATCCTTTGAGACGTTGAAGGGGGTAGGCAAAGCATCAGGAACCGCTTTCCGCTTTATGTTCATGGGTGCACACATGGCGGTAGAAAATCACGGTGAGGTTATCGGCGAGTTTTTACAGCGGAGAGTAAATTTCATTGTTTCCGCTTTAGGCTCTATCAATCCAACCGAGTTTAGCAAGGCATCGCAGACCATTGACATAGAAACAGAACTGGTTCCATATATGATTGATGATTTGAACGATAAGGTTACTACGGCTGTCTCCGCTGTTAGTGGTGGTGTATGGTCAAGACGTGAGGGCATTATGTTTGCTGGGAACGCGGATCGCATTGATGAAGAGCTGAAGGAAATCAAAGAGGAACAAGCAGCAAAGAATGAGCAAATCGGAAATAAGGGATAAAAAATGCTTCTTAATCAGAAAAATTACGGGGGTATAATTTTAGTAAAAGAGTAAAGGCTGTTAGGTCTCCTTTGGGATAACGGTGATTCGATAGGATTACCGTTATTTTTTTGCTATATTCTTGCATGAATGAAACTAATTAGTTACATTTGTGTGTGAATTAAAATATTATATGTCATGCCTGAAATTTGTAGATTCTTTGGTATCATAATAAGTCTTTATTGGAAAGACCATAACCCACCACATATTCATTTTACCTATGGTGACTATGAGTGTTCTATTAGTGTATTGGATAGGATTGTAGACGGCCAAGCGCCTGCAAAGGTTATTGCAAAAGTAAATGAATGGATAGATTTACATGAAGCTGAAATTCTAACCTTATGGGAAAAAGCCCAAAATGGTGAGAAAATAAATAAAATAGAACCTTTAAAATAAACGCTTATGTTACGAGTCGTTGATGTTGATTATATCAAAGATTACGAACTTCTTGTGACTTTCAATGACGGAAGCAAGAAGAACGTTGACTTGAAACCTTATTTGACAGGTGAGGTTTTCGGAGAGTTATTGGATAAAGATAAGTTTATTCAATATGGTTTAACTCGTGTTACTATTGAATGGGCAAATGGCGCTGACCTCGCTCCTGAGTTCTTGTATGAAATTGGAACTGCTGCATAATGAGAGAGAGTACATTATCTGAATTTGCAGAGATTCTTCGTAATAGGCGTAAAGAATTAAATCTTACACAGGAAGAATTAGCTGAAAAGGTGGGAAAGAAGCGTGCCTATATAGCCCGAATAGAGAAAGGAGAAACAGACATGCAACTTTCCAGTTTTATCAGTATTTCTCAGGCACTGGGCATTAAATTGAAAACGGAGTATTAATTTAAGGTTGTATTAAGCAATAGTTAAAAGTGTAATATCTGGAATTTGAAATAACAGAAGTGGTAAAAACGCTTCATTTCTATTTTTCTGAGATTGATTTAAGGGTAAAAGCAAAAAATCATAAAATATGATGAGTTCGTATATGGAGTTGAGCCATTGGACTAAAAGAACAGGTGATAGTGATTACTATAAACCTGGATAGTTAGCTAATTCAGTAGAAATGGCAGAAAGTAGGCTTAATATCTATATGAAAGATTTTACATCAGATTATAAAATAAATCCTAATTTTTAAGGATTTATATATAGGCGTGATTCCATTGGTTTCACGCCTTTTTTATATCATTTTACGACAATCGCTTCATTGTCGTGTATCACCTATCTGATAATTTTTCACCTTCTTTATAAATAACGAAATTTACCGTAGAAATTTATAAATCAAATTCATACGGTATGACAATCTTAGAACAAATCTTAGCAGGGCTACAACAGAAATTCGCTGGGGTGGACACTGCTATTCTTACCCGTATTGCCACCAAAAAGGCAGAGGGTATAACGGACGAGACAAAGGTAAACTCTATTGTTGAGGGTATCAGCTTTTCGGACGTGCTTAATTCCTATGGTGATTTCCGTGCCGGGGATGCTTCAAAAACGGCAGTGACTAACTACGAGAAGAGGCATAACCTTAAAGACGGTAAGCCAATCGAGACTACCACAACCACCAAAACGGAAGAGAATAAAGACGATGTGCCTGCATGGGCGCAAGCTTTAATTGACTCCAACAAGAACCTTTCTGATAAGCTAACACAGTTTGAAACGGAAAAGGCTCAAGCAACACGTAGCCAGCAGATTTTGGCAAAGGCAAAGGAGTATGGTATTCCCGAAAACTACGCCAAACGATGCGCCATTAAGGACGATGAGGACTTGGACGCATACTTCAAGGACTTGAAGCAGGAGTTCGCAAATGACGGCTTCAAAGGCGTAACCCCTCCCGAATCAGCGGAAGCGAAGATTGAGAAAGAATCTGAATCTATCGCCAAGATGATTGATGAGGGAACGAAAACTATTGTTGAACAAAACAAGAATTAATTATGTCAGCAGGATTTAAGTATGACTTGGTTCCGCCCGTTGAGCAAGAGGAACGCTACGATGTCCAGACCGGCATTCGTAGACGTGGTCCGTTCAAACTTGATACGCAGAACCTGGTAGTGGGAAGTTTTCTTCCCGGATTTACACCGATTTGTGCGGACTTGAAAAACAAGTTCGCTTATGCGGTAATCAATGTGAGAGTTACGGAAGCCTATACCACTGGTGGAGAGGCTTTGTCTATTAAAGTAGCCAAGAACTCTTTGGCTTATGTGGGTATGTTTGTCGGAAACGGCAAGAAAGGTGCAGAAGTAACGGCAATTGATAAGTCTAATGCCAACTACGATGTATTGACTATCAAGGCTGCTTTTGGTGAGAATATTGCCAAAGATGCCGTATTATTCAATGCGGTTGCAGTTGATGGTTTAAAGCAAAAGCATGTCGCTAATTCGGCTCTGTACAACCGTACAAAGGTTGAGGATGGAATTACATTGGTTTCATTGCTTCGTACAGCCGCAGAGATTGAACCTTCAAAATTGGTTATGCCGTTCTCCGAGAACGATAAAGCCAACATGAAGGGATGGTTTGAATTTAACGAGTAAGGAGG